GTGGCTTAATTATTTTAAGTACAAAACCTTAGCTTTTTATGCTTATTATGAAACGGAGAAGACTGATCTTCTCCCTCCCTTAAAAGGACTCGAGAATGACTTACCAAATGTCATCTTCGCAGGTTTTATGCATGAATTTGTTAAACTCTTAAAAAAGAAAAATCCGAACCAATTCTCAAGTTTTATAGTCTCGATGAATGTTATCAAAACCGGTCTTCCAAGACCAACTGATGATATGATCGAAGCAGCTGAAGATAAATGTGTTGAACATCTGACAAACATTGCCCATCTTACAAATCCACTTCCTGAAGAAGAAATTCTTCAAGAAATAGGTTTTGATGGAATGCCTGTTAGATTAAACAAATTTACCCTAGAGAGAGAATTAATAAGAACGGTTAGAGAGGTCTTCGAAGATCTCCTGTTCACAAAAAAGGATCAACTTGAACCGTTTTATCCGAGTACTTCTTCGAATTATAACAATTCAAGAGGGAAAGCAGGAGCCGTTGGAACAGTATACCAGACCTATAGAAGATCTGAGAACTTTCCTAATAAAGAAATATTAATTGGCATGACGCGAATAAAAGCGCAACTTTCTGATAAAGTGAGTGAAAAATATGGTGATGAGGGTTCGAAAGAACAAGAGTTATTAGATTTAGATCGAACTGAGAAAATTTCAGAAGCCATTGAGTATGACGACAACCAACTTCGTGAGAATTGGAAAGAATTATACGAATTAATATATGAAAAGGCAAAAACCGAACAACCCTTTGTCAAACCCGTAGGTTTGGCAGAGCCTTGTAAAGTTCGAGTCATTTCAAAGGGACCTCCCTTACTTTATACCGCTCTAAAACCATTCCAAAAATTTCTTTGGAGATCTATTAAGAAGAATAAAGTCTTCGAATTGATTGGGAAACCAGTCGATGAGGAGATAATTGAAAATTTGATGGGTCGTATACACGATGATGATATTATTGTGAATGGTGATTATAAAGCTTCAACCGATAATTTACACAGTTGGGTTTCCAATACTATGGCTAATGCCGTTATTGATGTCCTTAATGAAAACAGTGCTAAATTACTTCCAGATGATGAAAATTGTCTTATACTAGATGAAACATTCCGAGAAATGCTTCTTCGTTCCCTGACTGGTCATATCTTTGAGATGAGAGACAAGACTAAAAAGGCGCAAACGGAGGGACAATTAATGGGGTCCATCACATCATTTCCTTTTTTATGTCTCGCCAATGCAGCAATGTGTCGGTGGGCCTTAGAATTGGCTAATGGAATTCCTTACAGAGTTCGTGATAGACCACTACTTGGAAAAACGATAATATGTCCTCTCCGTGTTAATGGGGACGATTGTACAATGAAAGGTCGTAGAAATCCACTTCCAACTCATTTTGACTGTAAAATCAAATACGGTCTTAAAGATTTGTGGTTAAAAATAACAGCTTTTGGCGGGTTAAGTTCCTCCCAAGGTAAGACTTTATTCTCCCTTCCTCATAAACCAATATGTGTAATCAACAGTCAAACTTATGACTACGTTGACAACGTTTGGACTAATCGAAAGTTAGTTAATTCTGGCTTACTTTTAGGAAAATCAAAATCCGTTGTAGCAGGTACTGAAACCTCTAAAAAAACATATAGTGAATTGGGTGCAATCCATCGTGAACTTAAAAAAATGACTCCGCCATCCATATGGTCCGAAGTCTCAAAACGTTTTATCTATTATAACAAGGAAACTTTACTACAATGCCCCGACATACCATGGTCAGCACCTGAATACTTAGGTGGCCCAGGACTATGTGTCGAACAATCTGAGATGAACTATCTCGATCGTGCGTGTGCATCTTATATTATTTCAAAAACTAACTCTACTGACAGATCGCAGCTTATTCGTAAAGAGAGACCAAACATTGTTTGGAGACTCCACGATGCCGTGACTGAAAGATTAAAGACACTGGGTAAAGGTTTAGAAGAAAGATATCAATCTATCAGAAGAGATGACATGATCTTTGATCCAATGAACACATTGGAAGATGACATGATCACCACTGAGTCGGTTGAATCGAACTACTCGAGACTTTACAAAATGTTGACTATAGAAACACTTTTTACTAAACAACTAACAGATATTTACAAGGAAAGTGAATTACGTTCCCCTAAGGGCGTTTTTTCACATAACAACACTGTTTGGGCTCGCGCTCGAACAGAAGTAAATCTAACTTTAGGTTTAAAGGTACGGTCGACTGAAGAAATAATGTATGAAAAGAAATTTTCCATCATCCCTACTATCGCAGTAACAACTTTTTAAATATATAGATATATGTACTAGACACATTATTAGTCTAACAATCGTGCAAATTCTGCAACTTACTATTCTGCTCTCAACTGCATACACGTGTATGTAAATCAAAAGGTGAGAATGAATACCTTCGTCAATACCGCTCGATATCATTAATCTTGATCTTAAGTTCGTTCAAATTGTATAACCTTTAATGGAAAACACTTGTTCGGATGAGATAGATATGATATTGACATTCTTGAATGAGTGAAGGAAGAGTAAGAAGGCATGAGTCAGCGACATGATTCTAATAGTAGATTATTCTAGAGTATTCTATATATGGTCAAAACACGCGAACGTAGTCGCACAAAACAAGAATACAAGGGTGGGTGTTAAAAATATTTACATTTACATTGCCGAATCATTAGGATCCAGGTCAAGGATGGTGAAGAGAAGATAAAGAGCATATCATGCGTCTCCATCTGTGATTAGTGGGTAACTCCTATTGAGAAACCGGAAAGTGTATCAAAATTTAATATTAACAAAAAACTACTATTCAAC